ATTGGGTGATGTGTAAGTTCTTTGCAATAGTTATTTGGTTCGGCCAACAAACCCCTTGTCTTGAGGTATAGTTTCCTAGTGCTGCTAGTATCATAAAGGTTCTTGGATATTGTTTGAACCTTTTATCTATTACAGCTCTTTGAGGTAGAACACAAAAATGACCTGGAGTTCTACCTTTACCATAATCTGGTTTTTTATCACTCATTATCGGGTTGTGCCTCTGACTTTAGTTTAGTTTCTAATTTGCCAAAGTCCGACCACAATTCAATCCCACTCTCTTTTTGTATATTCCAACATCCTGTCTTATTTCTTTTTAGTCTAACATGATGGATGATTGTAGTATGATCTCTATTACCACACATTCTACCGATAGCTGGTTGAGATGCATAAGTGAGTTCGTTACATAAATTAATATATACAGATCTAACTCTTACTAATTCAGCTTGTCTTTTTTCTGACATAATATCAGTTGGAGTAGTATTGTAGTGATCGCATACAGCTTTCAATATATCCTCCATCCAAACTCTTTTAGCTCTCTCACTTGGTTTAGGTCTATACTTATCTTTCCTTTTCAATACTCGGAGTTCATCCAAGATCTTATCCATCTTGCTCTCAAGATATTCTATTCTTTCTTTTGTATCATCTTTGATTGGTTTTGGTTGCATGATTGGTACTGATCTTTGCTGCACATACTCAAAACCTGGTGGTGGTTTAATTACATTATTTGGTATCTTTGTCATTTTTATTATCCTTGTTCTTTGGTTTAAATGGATAGATATGAACACCAGGACTTAATAAATCTTTTAGATCTTCCTCGGTTAAATCCTTTGGATCCTTATCTTGAGCTCTTACTTTCGGTTTCTTTTTCTTTATCATATCAGTAAGTTCTTTGAGTAATCTTTCACAATACCAATGAGCTTTACCGGCATCATCTCTCGCACCTTCAAGAGTTTCTACCTTCTTACCCATTCGCATTATGTATTTACATATATTGAACTTGATAGCTCCAATCTTTTCTGCATCACTAAATTGCGATGTGATTGCGTCAAAAGTTTGTATTGGATTGTTTTTGTAGTGTGGTGGGTTTATTTTATCTTTGCTCACTTGATCCTCCCATTCTAGCTGCATTGATCATCTTATCAATCCTGTCTTGATGTACCTTTGGTCTTGCATGTATCCCCATCTCCAAGATTTCTGATACTAAAGTTGCCATAGGTATTCTCTCTACCTTAGCTTGATCTTGTATCTTGTCTTTGAGTTTTTGGGAGATTTTAAAATAGAATGGTATGAGCTGTTGCGATTTAGCCATATTTTATCTCCTTTTTTTATATCTTGTAAATATATCAGAAATATATATATTACCTATATGAACATTATGAGACCAACAATAGGAAATAACAAAGGAGGAAATATGGTCAAACCAAAATGTAAAACTTGTAACAAAACATTACAAAGAGTTACTCAAGATGTAACAATGGCAAAGGAACCTTACCAAGGTAACTTAATTTGTTACAGAAAAAAACAAGAGGTAGTTCAAGGTTGGACAAATAAAAACTTTAAACAAGGGGATACAATGTATTCTTACAGATTGTGGGATGGTGAAAGCTACAAGTATTTCTATGGTAAGAAATTTTGTGGTCGTCATTGTGCAGCTATGTACGCAGTTAGGAGGTTATCATAATGGATAAGATAGTTGCGTTAGTTAGAGTTAGTACCGATAAACAAACTGTTGAGAACCAAGAGTTTGCTATCAAACAAAAGTATCCAAATACAGAAATCATTTGGTTTAGAGAGGATGATACATCTGGTACTAAAAAGTTTAAGAATAGACCAATACTACAAGATGCAATCAAGACAGCTAAAAGATTGCGTGTACCACTTGTTGTTTATTCTTTGAGTAGATTAGGTAGAACTTATGAGGTTGGTGAGTTCTTGGATAGTAACAAAGGTAAAATACAATTAGATATTTTAGATAGACCAGTCATAGATCATAAACTTGTAGGGTTTGATATTGCAATCAACAAGTATGAAAGAGAAGTTATATCTGAAAGAACTAAAGCAGCATTAGCTAGAATTAAGAATGAGGGTAAACCACTAGGTAATCTAACTAACCTTGATGTTGTTAGAGTAAGAGGTCATGCAACTATCAAGGCCAATGCTGATAAGTATGCGAAAGACATCAAAGATATAATTGAAGGAATTAAGTTATCTGGAGTTAATACTCTTCAAGGTATTGCTACAGCTCTTAATAATAGGGGTGTTAAAACTTATAATGACAGGGTTTGGTATCCTACAACAATAAAAAATGTCATGGAAAGGGCTTTACAATGAACAAAATATGGACTAAATATATAAGCAAGATGAACATAAAAGAAACATTATTGTTCTTGATGGAAGGTATAGCTTTCTTGTTATGCCTTGCTGCTATCTATTTTTTTGTCATAGTTGGATGTGCGATGGTAGATAGTTGTTACTATTACTATTTTCCTGGAGGGGGAGTTTGATGGGAGATAGTGGTAGAAAAACATCTTATAAAAGAAAAGAACTAGGAGGGAGTGTTATAGGCTCCCTCTTGGTTGATAGTTTCAAGACACCTAACCAAATCTTGAAGGATGCTCTACATGAGTATGAAGGGAAGGAGGCTATAAATGACATAGCTAACGAACCAAAGGTTATTGCTGGTAGAATGTTAGAACCAGTAATTTTAAAAATGTTCATGGATCGGTTGGAACCTTTTTGTCAAGATAAACAAAAGGTAAAGATGACTGTACCTAAAACAGCTCACTTGTATCAACTGAAAAATGGCAAACTCGGTAGCTCTTTAGATGGTATGTTACACATATCTCCAGGTAATTTAGAACTCTCTGATTATACAAATAAATCTTTTAGCTTAAAAAACAAAGTAGTATTAGAGTGTAAAAATTATTCTGGAGCTGCCGATGATGAACCTTATCCAGCTTATAAGTATCAGATACAACAAGCTCTACTTACAACTGGATGTGAGTATGGGATATTGGTTAGATTAGTAAGAGGGTGGCAACTTCAATGGTTTATCTACCCAAGAGATCATAGAATGATTGATCAGATTATCAATGCTGGAAATGATTTTTGGGATAGGTTTGATGGTATCAAGAATGGTCATGATTATTGGTACCCACCAAAAGATACCAAAGAGGCTAGTGAAATATACAGATCTAATGGATCAAAAGAGATCCAAGATATGAGTACCCATAACAAGTTAGGTATATTGATTGAGCAATATGTATCTGCATCAACTGATGAGAAAGATGCAAAGAAAAGAAAAGATGCTGCATCAATGTATATGAAAGAAATACTTGGTGGTCATGAGGTTGTTAAGTTTAATGACTATACAGTTAAGCATACAACAAATCAGAAAAAGAAAACTAAAACCATAACTATACCTGGTGAGTTCACTAGCTATAGAAGGTTTACAATAGAGGGAGGAAATAAATGAGTAAAGAAAAAGTAAGTTCAAATGTATATAAAAAGATCTTTGATGTACAACATGAGTGTTCATCAGTAATCAAGGATCCAAAGAAAGGGTTACAATACAAACCCCTGTCATACAATTCTGTAAATGCAGTTGTAAGACCAGCTTTGGAAAAAGCAAAACTAACTATTATACCATTTGTTAAATCACATGAGCAAGATGGAAATCAAACTAGATGTGTTATGGCAGCGAGAGTGGTTGATGTAGAGAGTGGACAACATATAGATGTAGGTGATTACTTTGGTTATGGTAATGATACCCAAGACAAAGGACCCGGTAAAGCTATGTCTTATGCATACAAATATCTTTTATTAAAACTTTTCTTATTAGATATATCTGATGAAGAGGATAGTGAGAAAGGTGATAACCAAAAGATTGTAACTAAAAACAAAGACAAGGAGTGGATGGACAAGTTTGAGAATGATTTATTAAAAGGTATAGACATTCTTTTTGAAGATCCACAATTAACAAATGCTGAGAAGGTTCATGAAATAATACAGCTCAAGGATAAGGTTAGACCAGATTGGGAAAAGTTGTATGGTATGGATAAAGGTAAAGCGAACATGATAGCAGATAAAATAAATAAGAAAGTGAAGGAGCTAAAACCAAATGATGCTAACCCCAAATCAACTTAAAGTTTTTGACTTTATAAATAGTTATATAAAGCAAAAAAGGGTACCACCTACGATACGAGAGATAGCTCGTAAACAAGGGTGTGTACATTCAAACATCTGGAGGATCTTAAGAAACATAGAGCAGCGAGGATATATTAAGATCCATACCGGTAAATATCTTCGATGGTGAGAATGATGTAGTCGTTATCACCTTTGATGAAAAGTATAATGAGAAGGGTGATCCAGTTCAAAAGTTCTATTCTGCCGATAACATAGACTTGGAGGTCATGCATAAAACTGCCACAATCCAAGTCAAACCTTTTGAGGAGTTATGGGTGAGAAAGAATAGAGAACGAGTAGAACACATTTTCTTAAAAGATCCGATAGAGAATAAGACTGGTAATTAAATAGTCTTTAATCGGCCATAGACCCCCTATTTTTTGCGATCTAGGGTCTTGGGGTACTTATCCCCTAGACATCTCTTTCCATGCTTTTCTGATGCGTTTTTGAGAGGATTTTGTAAAGACCGATAGTGGATACACATTGGTATCTCCATAGCCTATGTCATCTACATTCTGATAGGATGCAAAAGTTCTTACAAACTCGTTACCTTCCTCTTCAAACAAATCATATAGATATGCCTCGGTAACTATTCTTGCTGCCTTTAGTTTATTAAATTCATAATCACTTTGTAACGCAGAGTTGCCACAAATATCTAACCACTCAACCTTTATCCATAGATGTCTTTTGTTATTGATCGTAACAGCTTTAGCCATTAGACCAACTCACCGATCCACTTACCATCCCGGTCAAGTAACATTGGGATAAGAACTGGCCATCCATTTATTATCATCCCGCAGCCGATTATAAATCTCAATCTAAATTGTCTTGAATAATTAAATGCCATGTGCTTTTGGTTTGTGAGACAACCAACTTGCATAGACCATACTAAATTATCTGGATTAGAAAAGTATTGTATGTTGAACTTGGAATGGAAATGCCCCTGTGTTACATGTTTTCCATATTGCATAGCTAACTTTAAACCATCAGCAGATATACCATGAGTAAAGAAACACTCTTGTCCACTACTTAATTTTATATTGAGATCATCTACCCACTCCCATCCTTTACCTACCTCAAGGAAATCATTGTAAGATTTTAGATATGCTTTAGGCATACCATGTTTTAATGCTCTTCTATAAATTAATGATGAGTGATTACTATGTAATAGTACCATCTCTGGGAACATTCTCTCTAGTTCTTTGATATATCTTTTACTTATAGACAGCTCATCACCAGATGATGGAAGATCTGGATCTGTGTCATGGAAAGATAGTCCATGCTGGTCTAGTTCATCTCCGATATTTACAACAAGGTCTATATCTTTGTATTTTTTTTTGATAGCTTTTAGGAAATCAAAACTTTGTGGGTGATGATAAGGTATGTGAAGATCTGATATGACCAATACACACCCATATTTTTTAGATGCTTTCATTTGTTAGTCCAATAAATTCCTCGGCAAACCACTCACCTACATCAAAACCTGGACAATCGGCTTTGTTTTCTGGATCTAAATCACAATGACCTACTACCTCTGCTTGAGGATAGATCATCATTAACACTCTTATAAGATCATGTAGTGCTGCCATTTGATTATTTGTAAAATTATTTTCTGATGTACCATCCTCTGCCATACCACCTACTAAACATATACCTACACTCTCCCAATTATGTTTAGCTACATGAGCTCCCGGTACTGATACATGTCTCCCTAGTTCTATGATTGGATTACGATCTCTTGTTATTACAAAATGATAACCTATGTCATCCCAATTTCTAGGTGGATCTGTATGCCACTTTCTTATCTCTGCTGCACCAATATCCATAGATGGTTTGGTTGCTGCACAATGGACTACAATATAATTTGTCTTATCTCTTAAATCTATTTTTCCATTTTTCATACTACCTATCCTTGTATAGTAATTTTATTTTAATATCAATTTTTTAATATGTATGTTTCCTAAACTATCTTCCTCTAATTCTGCCTCTGATCTCAAGCATTGGTACCTTACATTAGAACCATTCTTAAGTTGTCTCTCTGCTATCCTCTTGCCTTTCAAACAATCACTCATAGCTGGTTGGATCCTGTGTTCTTTGATCTCATTATTTACTAACATCAACAAAGCTACTACTGTTTCAACCATTAATAATTCTTTCCATTCTCTCTTACTTTATCTTTAAGATTTTCTACATCTTCTCTTAATCTATTTATATCTTTCATCATCCTTTGAATGTTTACTCCATTGTGCATCATCTCATCTACTCTTGTAATAGTCTTTTCTAAATCAGATGCCAACCCTTCTTGGATTAGATATTGCTCTTGGTCTATGGGTTTTTGATCCGAGGCTTTGAGTAAATCATTTTTCATCAACTCCCTTGATGTTTCAAGACTGGTAATTCTTTGAGTGATAGAGCTGTACATTAGGACAACTGTTGCAACAAGAGAGATCACCATGGCTAGGTTAGCGATAGGCATGGAGATCTTACTTTTATCTGATAGTTCTAATCGTTTCATTATTTGTTGTTTATCTTCTTAAGTTTATCAAAAGATCTAGCTCCTGTTAATCCTAATAATGCAAACAAAGTAGTTGTTAAAACATCTGATGGTAGAGTTGGCAGCTCAACTACTTTACCACTCAATGCACAATACCAATTTGTTATAGGTATAACTAGGAACTGAAACATAAAAGCAATTCTC